AACCTCTTGAAACAGGCTTATCGCCCCAACCATAGTTATTATCTTTGTTTTGTTTTTCGTTGTATTCTAACTTAGAAATACCAACTACAACATTACCAAAAAGAATACATGAGATATTACTCCATGAGTAGTTAATCCCGTTTTTCATTACACTTGTAGCCATCTAATTAAAGTTTTAAGGCAAAGCCTATGTTTACGTTTATATTTCTTGCAACTCCTTTAGGAATTAAAACAACTCCAATAGTTAACAATCCTGTTGATAGTACATTTTGTGCTGAATTAATTGAAACAGAATAATCAGAAATATTATTATTTCTTTTCATACTTTCTAACTCAACATTGCACGCGCTTGTAAATACTTCAATACTTAAATCTGATATTGTACCGTCGCTATTAAGGTCAATATTTGAATTTAAATACGGTGTTAATGCTACATCTAAGAACCTAATAGCTTTGTTTATTACTCTATTGTTTTCGATATAAGCATAATCGGAACTAACAACACAAGCATTATGAGAATCATTAAAATAACTTCCTGCAATTGCTCTTTGTTTTAATAAGAAAACAAAACGGAAATCATTTAATTGATCTAACAATGTTTTAGTTTGGTCTGCATAAAGAACGCCATTAGCAAAAGCTAAAGTTTCAAGTTCAAAGCTATTTGATAAATTGAATTTACCAACCCATGCGATATCTTCTTGAACATTTGCCAAAGAAATAGCTCCTAACATTGCACCGATACAAGTAATACTTTTTGCGTTACCTTTTGCAAGTGTTAACCCTAATAGTCCGCCATCTTGCCCGATACAAACTGAAACACTTGACCCTGCAATAGCATTTAAGTTAGTTAAAGCTGATAAAGCAACGCCATTTAAGTTATTTGCTAATAGTATTTGTGCTGGTGTTTTAGCCGTTAATAAAGCTGTTGCAATAGCTTGTAATTGAACTATTTTAGTAGTTGCAAAAGTTACTAAAGGCTCAAAGAAAGCTATTTGTTTACATTCTCCATTTGCATAATTTTGAAGCGTTAAAATGTCGCTACCATCTGCATTTAAAGAAACGAAACCACCACAATACAAAACGCCTGTTGGGTTAACTCTAAAGAACTCATCAATATGATAGTAAATCGGAGCTAATACCGAAGCTACGCCACCGCTAAAATCAACCAATGTTTGAGCAATAGTACCTACAATGGTAATTGTGATTTTAGTGCTTGCATTTAGGTATGTACCTAATCCAGCTTTTGCTGTAATGGTAATTGCACCAGCTACGTTTGAAGCAGTGAAACCTGTTGTGTAAGATTTCTTTGTAATGTCTGCAACAATAGCAGTAGCAACTAACGTTACTGTTGTATCGCCTGCAACCTTAGTATATTCGCCAATCGTTACTACTTCGCCTGTTGGTAGCGTTACTGTAGCTGTGTATGTATCGCCATTTGCTCCAATTGCTGTAATTGTGCTTGTTCCTGTTGCTTTTGTTTCGTCGGCATAAGTGATATTAATGCCGTTGTCAATAGCCTCCTGTACTGAAGTTGCTCTAAACAACTTTTGGCTTGCAAGTCCTCCGAATACAAACCCGCTAATGTGGTCCGTTCCGTTGGCTGGTCTGCCTAATCCACCCTTCCCAAGTGTGAAGCCTACTTTATTTAATGCCATTGTTTTAAGTTTTTAAGTGTAAAAAAAAAGGTGGCTTTTAACCACCCTTTTTGTTTATTTAGTTTTCAAAATGTCAGCTTTTTTAATGAATTTTGTTTCTATGTGTTTCGGTTCTTCAAAGTACCAATCCCCATTTTCTGCAACAAATAACCCTGTTAATGTTGCAAATTCAATTAAAACTTCTTTCATATTAAGCTACGAAATCTCCAACAACTTTAGTTGTGTGCATAATGAACTCTTCCATTTTTGCAATTTGAACATCAAAAGCGAATAAAGATTTCATGAAATACAAACTTGAATTGTTTTGTAATTTTTGTAAATCAATCTGTAAGTCTTCAACTGCATTAGTACCAATCCAAAGATTAGAATCCAAAGACGCAGTAGCTTTAGTTAAATAGAATGTAGATTCAGGTAAACCAGCTAAAGTAACGATTTCAAAACCTCTATAGTTTGGAACTGTTACGCCGTTTACATCTCTACCTTTGTTAGTTAAAGCTAAAGAAGCAATTTCAAACTTCTGCCAATCTAAAGGAGAAACCATAAATTTAACTTTCTCAAATCTTGCATCGTCTGAAAGAATTGCTAAAGGCAATAAAGCAATTGCAGCATCAAATTTAGCCAAGATATTAGCACTTGTAATTGCTGAAGGAGAACCTACAGGTAAATAAGTACCAGCTACTAATGCTTTTCTAATGAAACCATCAAAGTATTTAATTTGAGAATTTGCCCCCGAACCGGTTAACGCAGTTGTGTATCCTTTAGAACCTACGTGCATACCTTTTTCTATCGCTTCAAATTGACGATTCAAGAATAATTGCATCATTACATTTTCAGCAGTTACAGGTAATTCTCTTGCAAGTAATGTTTTGCTTTGTTCTTCAGCGTAGAAATGGTCTTGAAAGTCAATCGGATTGAACTCAACATATCCCATTGCTTTTGAAGGTGTCAAAGTAACTTTATCAACTACAAAAGTTCCTGAACTTGTCGGAGTTGCTCCGTAAGTTTGTAATACGTTTGTAATGTCAACATTTGGAATGTTGTGTGTTTTCTTGATGCCGTCTTTTACATAAACAACGCCTTTTTTTACGGTGTTCATGCCAAAAGTAGCCTTAGTTATCATAAAACCTGATTCTACTGTACCAGCGTATGAAGTATCACTAATAGTTAATGCCATGTTATTTGTTTTTTAATTGGTTCAGCATATAAAATGCGTTTGTTGGTAATTCTTTTGCTTTTTCTTCAACAACTTCTACCGCATCAACTCCAACTTTATTAAGTGGAATAGATTTTAATAAAATTTCAGTTGCTTCAAAATCTTCTACCGCTTTGTTTTCCCAAATAGAAATACTTTCAGCAGTTAATTTGTTTGAGTATTTTTCAACTAATTGTTTAGCTGAAATCTCTTTTTGTTCTTTTGCTTTGTTTTCAAACTCAACTAATTTAGTTTTTAAAGTTTCGTTTTCAGAAGCCAATAAATTAGCTTTGTTTTCAAACTCCTCAACTTTCTTAGCAGAATTTTCTAAAGCAAAATCAATGGCTTTCAATATAGAATCCTCATTTGAGTTTTCTAATATTCCAAGCTTGTTGCATACTTTTGAATAGTCCATGTTTTGAACGGGTTTATTTAATTGATTTACAAAATTGAAAGCTTCACTATAAGCGTTATATGATTTACTTAATGTTGGCTTTGCCTTTATCTTTACTGACTTGATGTCAGAACATAAATTCATTGTTTTAGCGGTATTTGCATCAATCCAAGTTTCGGCACTCATCATTTCAGAAACTTCTTTTTCTTCCATTCCGCAACGGTTACAAATCATTTTTACAATAGAGTTCTTAAATAAACTCATAACCTCATCGCTCCCTCCGTATGGATTGTGAACCATTAATAAAGAATAATCCATCATTGTAGCCTTTTTACCTGCTAAGAATAACCATGAAGCAGTTGAAGCACAAAGTCCAACGTTTACCGTATTAATTGGCGTTTTAGCGTTAATTATAGCTGAATAAATACTAAATCCGTCTATAATGCTTCCTCCTGTTGAATTGATATGAATTTCAATAGATTCTTTTTCCATCAAATCTAAAGCTGTTAATTCACTTTGAAACTGTGAACCGCTAATACCATTTATACCGCCTATCTCCTTATTAATAAGCATAATAGGTGTATTTGATTCGGGATTGATTGTATAAATAAAATTCATGCAACAATATTGCAAATAAAAAAATGCTTTATTATTTTTATAGCACGGTTTAAATAACTATTTTTGATAAAATATAAAATAAATGATTAAAGAAAATGAGAAATTATACAATGGTCAATGTAGGGTTTGTTTCTACATAAACCCGAAATATAAAAAAATGCTCAAAGAACACAGTTTAAAACATGGTTCTTTGAGCAAAATTTGTAGTGATATTATTAAACAACACTTTAAAACATATAAATAATGGCAAAGGGAAAAACAAAAGCGGAATTGATTGAAGAAAATAACTCAATAAAAGAGTATTATAATAAGTTGCTAGACGAATACATGAAAGTAAGGGTTTCTATTGAGGGTGTTGATATAGATGAAATTAATGAATTAATGAGTATAACAAGTGAAATGCTTGAAACTAATTGGAACGTAAGAGCAGAAAATTTGTCACTTAAAAACAGTATTGATAAAAATAATTTGGAAATTCAATACTTAAAGCAAATAAATAATAAACTATCAAAACAGGTAATAAGGCAAAAAAGCACTATCAATAAATTTAGTAATGAAATAAAAGAAATAAAAGCCTTAGAAAAAATCTAAGGCTTTTTGTATTGGCATTGATTAAGTTTTTAAAAGGTTAATTACCCGATATTTAATGCTAATACTGTAAATTGATATAATATAGTAAACGTATTGCCTGAAGTTACCGCATTATGTAAACCTACTTGATATTGAGATGCACTATTTTTAAGACAATAACCGATTATAGTTGTATTAGATGTATTATTAACGCCTACCGCAGAAACGTAAAAACTACTACCTAAATTATATTTTGAGTTTACATTTAAGTTTACATAAATAGATGCTATTGATGAGTTTGTTGATGTAGCGTCAATACTTCCGTTAATATGTATTATATCCCCTTTTTTTATTGCATTTACATAATTGCCTGTAATTGTACAATTAGTAGGCGTTGCTGAAGTTATAATATTAGAATCAACACTATTGAAGTTTTTTCTATTATCCCAATCGCAAATACCTGTGCCTGTCAGCCCTTGACTAAGTTTAATTTTTAAGTCTTGGTTTGTGTTTACGCTCGTAACTCCATCGCTGTAAATTGTAGGCTCTCCAGCTTGAAATGTCGTTGTATCTAAAGACAAAGTGAATACATTTGCACCTGTTTTAGTGATACTTTGTGCTGAAATTTGGTATATTTCGCCCAAGTAAATAAATGCTCCTGCTGTTACTGTTAAGGTATCATTTGATACATCTACCGTTGACAAAGTACCAACACATCCCCACAATACAATAGGTACTGAATCGTTTGAACTACCTAAAGAAGCATAGATACAACTTTTGATATTCTCTAATTCTTGTTCTTGTAAGTGGTCAATAGTACGTTTTAATAATGGCAATTGAGCAGAATCTGTTATGCTTGATGTTAGTATTTTTTTCATGTTTTTTAGTAAGTTACGATATTATAAACCATTCCTGCCATATTAATTTTATCGGCTTGTGTTCTTATTTTTCTTTCAGCTACTTCTATTGTACCTAATCCTCTATAAATAGCCGTTGGTACATTAATAGTAAAATTGTTTAAATTATAGGTATCTGTTAAGGGTACGTCTAAACTTGAATTACTTGTTCCTATTGTTGAACTTTCAGAAATACCAACATAAAAAGGATTTGAAGATGTTACATTTGTTATGTAAATTCCAGAAGTATAGAAACGAGT